CATTTGCAAAACCTTCACGCAACGCATTCTCTACAGCTCTAGCCCTAGTACCTGGCGGTGAGTAATGCGTTACCTTTGTCATTTCCTCTCGGCTAGCCCTTTTGCCCTTAGCTGCATAACCTGCGTTTGCAAGCGCTCTGCCGATTGCGCTAGTTTCTGCGTTTTCCAATGCAGACGTTGAATTGACACCCCTATCACTAATGCTTTCACTAGCAAGACCAGTCGCACATGCTTGCGCATCGGCTTCCGTCTTAAATAATTTAGCACTGACAATGTATCGAGTGTCTGTGGCCTGCTCGAGCTTTGTTTCAACCCTTCCATCTGGGTACTCCTTCCAAAATTTTTCCAGCCGACTTTCGACTGTTTCGTAGTCATCTAAATTAAACGGCATCAGACCACACACCATCATCATCTTGCATTGCATCGGTTATGCTTTTTGCAATAGCAATATATGCAAGTGCATCCTTGTAATTATCTGTTACGCCTGCATCCTCAGCTTGTCGGCTTATTTTCACTAAGGCCATGCAAATTGCAACCTCGTTAGGTTGTATTGGAAAACCCAGATACGCTGTCCACAACTCTGCAATGCGTTTATGGTTACTTATCGGATGCCCGTATTGCGTGCCTCGCTGATGTATCAGCTGCGTTACATCATCAAATAATTTACTTGTCTTTGTCATAATCAAAGACTTCATCGGTTTTGTTTTTGTTATTAATCATGCGCCTGTGCAAATTCCAGCCGTCATAACGACCCTTCCAATAGCCGCTGGCATAAAATTTATCTTTAAGCTCTGCAACTACCCACCAACAAAACAATGCAAACAAACCTGCATATATTGCTGCATAACCTAGATCTATTGTGTACATGTAGCCCTAACTGTCCGCATATTTTGCGGTACAGGCACAGTGTTGCACCAATCGGTGACTTTGTGGATTATTTTGTGGATTAGTTGTATAACGATTTGGTAACGATGTTACCCATAAGCTCTGCCCAATGCGCAAAAGCTGCCATCCTTGTTGACAGGCACTAACGTAGGTGTCAGTGTTTTACCTATGGCTTGTATTGTAGCAAAGCCCATCTGCCAATTAGCCCCTCCGTAGCGGATATAAGAGGCTTTTTGTCTGTCCATAAGGTTACCTACCTCAATGCCATATAAAGGCCTGTAATAGCCTCCTATGGCCTCAGAATAGGCACTCATGCCCAGCCTATGACTATGCCCTGCTACAACTGACTTACCCCACTTTTTTGCTAAATTTAGGGCTGTAATGCCTGCGTGTTGACTCATGCTGCCCTCGTCGCCATGTGCTAGTACCCAGCCTGGCCAAAACTCATAAGCTGTTTTGTGGTAGGTAATGCCTAGTCCTGCAAAATCCATAAATCTAGGGTATTGCAGCTCTGGTAAATTTATTAGGCCTGGTGTGCGTAGTAGAGTGTTGTATAAGCGATCAGTATGATTGCTGCGGATAACATGAGCTTCTTTGCTATGCTCGGTAAGCGCAAATAACACATCTTGGCAAGTAGTGCGATCAGCATGCAACGTTTGACTATATGCAAGCGGCGTGCCCTCTGCCCATTTACTGATAGTGGTAAAATCAATCTCATCACCAACGCATAAAACTGCATCAAATCTTTCACGCCTTGCCAACTTGATGACATTTTTGACGGCTGCTCCATGGTGCAGCGGAATTTGTAAATCGCTGATTACTAGCCAACGCTTAATCGTCATCCTCATCATCGTAAGGATCAATCACAGGTATAATGCCGTCTTTGCCAGTAATCCAATCTGGCAGTGTGCGCTGGTCTGTAAGCAACCAAAATGCACGTTCAGCTGTAAAACCTGCAGCAATAGCGGCTTTGTAACATGAGTGCAGGGCAATATAATGCTGATCTAATTTACTTAATGGCTCCGACATTTTACGCACCCTACGTTTTACAGGTTTTTTGCGCTTACGTGTGTTAGCCATACCAAAATTATCGCTTACTCAACAAAACAAACAGATCATCAACACGCTTTTCCAGCCTTGTTATTTGATCTTTTATGCTCGTGCCGCCATTTGGCCGCAACTCATTAAGCCAGCCCTTAACTAAAAAACGTAATCCTATTAACCCGCCTGTTAGCACGCTTATAACGCCAGCGCCAAAGCCAGCCCACTCTGCCAATGTCATTTGTCATTAGCACCGATTGCATCGGTTTTGTCTAAAGCTCTTAGTGCAGGTCCTGCAAATGCAGCTACAATTACAGAAATTGCAGGATCTAGCCCTAACTCGTTACTTGCTAGTAACGTTAGCAAAGATACAAGTACGCCACGTGCGTATGATTTAAGTACGGCTTTTTGCTTTTTGCTTATCTTCATATTTTGCCTCCCAGTAGTGGTATGTCAAACGGCCTGCCATCATTGTCGCCTAACTTTGTAAAGCTAATGTGTATGTGTGATGTGTGCGGATTTATGCCTTTATACAAACGCCAGCGCCAGCCCATCAATTTGCTTGCAATGTGGGAGTTATGGATGACGTAAGATATACGTTTATCGGTTTTGCCAGCAATTCTGATTTGGTCAGCCACATAAGCACTGATCCCTTCGGGTGAACCCAGGCGAGAATCAACATCAATGGCTCTAACCCACCCATGTTTGTCTGGATTATGATCCGATTTTCTGGCGGCATGACGACTATCGCCCAGCCACCCATCGCTGGCAGTACGCCTAGACGGAAACCAGGTATCAAACGCATTGCGCATTTCTTTGCCAGCTGCACATAATCTAGGTTTCATTGAACAATTTTGAGGGATAGTGCTACTCAGGTTTGCCGAGTGTTAGCCCATCAGGTATTGGTTTGCTATATTCCCATTTTTTAATATAAGCACCAACGCCATCTGCATCATCTCGCAACCAAATACCTAAATCCCTGAAATTATCTGTTGCTTTAATTTCAGGATACTCTTCAATAATTTTTTCCCATAGTTCCATATTATGCTCCAATGAAAGACATTGCAAAAAAACTAGCACCAGGGTCACCATTGTTTCCAATGATATTGAGATTAATACCTTGTGAGTGTAGTCCTGCAATTTCAAAATAATCGCCAACCGCACCATAAACAATATCTGCAAAAGTTACTGTTTGATAACCACCGCCACCCAAACCATTTTCTACGATTAAGTTGTAACTAAAAGTTGCCCCATTTTTTGCAAGTTGAATTATTCTTTGACCAGTGCCACCTGCAGCATAACTTAAAATTGCACTTACTTGATAATAACCTGCTTTACCTGCTGGTATTGTAATTCTTGTATTATTTGTTACATTGTCGTGATAACCACCAACATCAAAAGTTTCAACATCCCAAGTTATCATCGTGTCAGTATTATTTGTAAGTGTTTGTCCAACGCTTTTAGTTAATCTTGCGCCAGAAAAACTTGAACCACCAGCAGCAGCAGCCCATTTAAGTCCAAGTGACTCAGTTGAATCTGCAGTTAGAACGTGTCCATTTGTGCCAATAGGGATGCGTGCATCTGATGTACTGAAACCATAAAGATCACCTTTTGTTGTAAGTGGTGATGCTGCACCTACTTGTATAAAGTCATAAAATGTTGCAGCTGATGCGCTAGTAAAATATAAAATACCTGCATCATTTTGTGGCAATGCAAGGCTGCCAGCACAAGCTACTGTGGCTGTGCCTGCGGTAACTGTACAAACACCAGCGCCTCTATTTTGTATAAACACTGTGTCGCCAGCAGAAAATAATCCTGTGTTAACTGTAATTGTTGTTGTGCTTGCAGAGTTCATTGCAACAGTTGTGCCCGCATCTGCCGCAACCAATGTGTAGCTGGCTACTTTAACGCTAGCATCGCCTCCTAGCATTGCAGTTTGTTGCAAGCTAGTCATTTGCGCAGCTGTTAGCACCTGCCCTGTTGTAAACGTTTGTTTTGCCATATTACTCCTTAGTAACTAAGCACATTATAGTCTAAAGTGCCGTAGATATTGTTATCTAAAATTAGTGCGTCAATTATGGGTTCAAGCGTGGTAAAAAATACCCTAAAACTGTTGGGTGTTATGGTAGTTGACACGCCAAAAATTTGCAGAGTTTTGTCCAGGGTAGAGCCACCTGGTTGCGTTGTAATTACACGTATAGGGTCAAAAAAGTCTAAATCAAGTGCTGCCACAATGCCTGAGCTGTAGTTGTCTGTGTATAAATCTAGCTCTATGCCATCGCATCTAATTTCTGTTTCTGCCCTACTTGCAACAAATGCTTGCGCCCATTGCAACGCTATGGCATCTGTCTGCATTAGCAAATCTTGTATGTTGTAACTATGCACAAAATACTTACTTACGCTGGCAGCGTTTGTGTCTGTTTGTGCTGTGCCGCCAACCCTTGTAACGCTGGCGCTGTTGAATATAAGGGTGTCATCTAGCTTCCATTTAGCATCTGCGTAAGTTATGCCTGTGCCATTATCTGCAAATGTAGTGACTGTGCCACCTATTGACCCTGCGGTTACGTTGCGATCTTGAAATACAAAATGGCCGTTAACATCAACATACAAACCGCCAAACTCGCTGTCGCTGACTGTTTGCATAGCAGCTAAAGCAGTGCGTAATATGCCTGGGTCGTTTTGCAATGTTGTCAACCCTGCATCGACATCACGCATGGTTGCAGGCCAATCAATTTCATCCAGTATTTGATCTATGCGTGTGCCAGATAAATCACCAGCGCTCGCACCTGTAACTGTTGTAATTTGTGCGTTTTGTGCAAGTCTAAACGCATCTACAGCTGTAATGGTTGTATATGCAACATCTGTTGCTTCTCTAGGTTGTGTTGTTACATAACTTGTAATGTAGCCTGTAAATATGCCGTAGGTTGTGCCGCTGTGCGTTGCTGTTATCTGCACTTTTTTCATTGGGGTTAGCAACGTGTAGTAGGGCGAGGCAGGGTTGCTAGGGTTAAAGTCGCCGTTTTGATCTACAATGCGCAAGGTTAAATTACCTGTTTGGAATTGATCTGCAAGTGCGCTACGGCCACGTGTTGTATGCACGTAATTAACTTTGTTAGACACATCAACAATAACACTAGCTGCATCTGCAAGTATGTTTACATCTAATTCGCCTGTATCCAAAATCATGGCCTGCGCAAAACTAGGGCCAGTGCTAAAATTTATAATTGCATTTACTGTAGGTGCTGCCATTATGTGCCACCAGATAGGCCGCCAGCAGGTGTTGTACCTCTGCCTTGTTTGTTGATCTGCAAAATCGTGCGTTGAATTGTGTCTGTTAAATCTTGATCTGTTAATACGCTGCCAGCAACATTGACTACAATATGCTCGCCACGTTGTACAGCACCCATCATTACAGGTGCGCTCACAAATGTAGGTAGCGGCTCAAATGTTGGCAAACTAGGCACGCTTGGTGCTGTTAAAGGCCTTGCGCCATACTCGCCACGTTGCACAGCACCCATTGCAAATACTTGTGCAGCTTTGCCTGCCGCAGCAAGCGCCTCGGCTGCTTTACGTGCTGCCTCCGCTAATTCTGCAGCTTTGCGTGCTGCTTCCATTTCTGCTGCTAATTTTTTTGCTAGCGCCTCGTTATTGTCTAGTATTGCAATTTTTGCCTGTAAACGCAGTTTTGTTTCCGCATCCGTTGTTTCGTTTAACGCCTTCATAAGCCCTATGCGCTCAATGTCGAATTGCTCGGCTAATTTGTCGACCTCTGTTTGTTTTTTGTTTTTTGCGTTCAGTAAGGCTAATTCGTTTTTACGTGCTAAATTAGTTGCTTTTAATCTTTTTGCCTCATTAGCACGTTCTACATCTAGCATTGCGCTAGCACCTAAAGAATAAGTAAAGTTAGATGTAGGTTTTGTTTGCGATGTTGCACCTAAAAATTTCAAATTGTTTAACAAATTACCAAATGTTAAAATATCAATCAACTGTTTTATGCCAGGTGTATTTTTTAAATCGCTTAGTATTTTAGCTAAATTGCCAACACCAGTAATTACATTTGCAATACCTGTTGCTAAATTATCTATATCGTTTGTCAAATTTTCAATGCTTTTGTCTTTTGTTAAATTTACAAGCGCATCAACTAAACCTTTGCCTATTGTTTCTTTTGCATCCTCAGCTGCTACATTTAACAGCGACATTTTGCCTGCGTAAGTTTCTAGTCTGGCTGCGAATTGACCTGCAAACTTTTTATTTAACTCACCAAGTATCTTGTCCATGTCGCCAGTTTTTAAGGTCGTTTTACTTATGCCAGCACCTAAACGACTCAATCCTGCTGTGTTGCCACTAAATCCACGTGTTAAGGCTGCGCTAACCTCTGTTAATGATCGACCTGTAGCTGCACTAACGTTTAACGCTGTTGACAATGCATCTTGACTTTTTGTTATTGACCCTGTGACTGTTAATAATTGCTGAAATGCTGGTCGCAACTCATCATCTAGTACGCCTGTTGTTTTTTGTAGGTTAGCAATAAAAAACTCCACACTAGGTGTTGCAAATGCAAAGCCTGTGTTTTTTAACTGTGTTTCTAATGCTTTAGCCGCTTTTTCGTCAGCTGCAAATGCTGCAACAGCTTGTTTTCCAAACCTTAGAAGTGCTGTAGCGCCAAACACGCTAGCAAAAGTTTTGCCTAATTTATTAACTTGTTTGTCAAAAGCCGAAATTTCTTTTTTGCCTTTGGCTAATGCTTTGCCGTTAAATGTTGCTATTGCTGATACAAATATGTTGGCCATTACGCTGCTTTCCTATTTTTTATTTCTGTAATCCTGTTAAATTGCACAGCTGTATTATCTATTGCTTTGAGTATTGCCTCATATATCTTAAAACTATCTTGTGACCAAGCTTTGTAAATTAAACGGCCTTTGGTTTTGCGCCCGCCGCCACGTGCGCCAGGTATTTTTGGTTGTGATGTAACGGGCTCTAACG